TTCTCCTCATTACATTAAGAAGGAACCTGTAAAGGCTTAAAAAAATAAAACATAGTATTAACAACAAGATGGTTACTTTCGTAACGAAAGAACAAATAGAACAACTTGTTGGTACAAAGATCAAAAATCTTGATTTGTACCAAAAGGCTTTTACACATAAATCCGCACTAAAAGAATATGAACAATTTACAGAATCATTTGAAACTCTGGAATTTATCGGAGATTCTGTTTTGGGTTTCGTAATCACCAAATTTTTATTTGATCGTTACGAAAGTCGACAAGAAGGTTTCCTCACGAAAGCTCGTACAAAGCTCGTTCGTGGTGAAACATTGGCTAAAATAGCCAACACGATGGGGTTGAATGCATTGGTTATCATGGATGAAAAGGGTATGCGCAACGGATGGAATAACAACCCCAAGATTTTAGAAGATGTTTTCGAAGCTCTCATCGGGGCTCTTTACATGGATCTCGGTCTTCTTCACGCTAAAGAATTCGTACTCAGAATCTACACAAATCCCGCTATGATTGACCTGAATTCCATAATGGTGGACGATAACTTTAAAGATCATCTCATGCGTCATTGTCAAGTGAATAACCACCAACTCCCTGAATACCGTGTAGCTGGTCACCATGAGGGTCTATTTTACATAGATGTATATATCGATAATCAGTATGTAAGTCGAGGTACCGCTAAAAGTAAAAAACACGCTGAACAGGAAGCTGCGAAGCATTTTTTTCAAAGAATAGAACACTTTAAAAGACAAGGATTGGCTTAAAAGATTGAGGAGTGTATAATTTAATAATGCACCCTAATGTGAAAGCCCTACTCGAAATTGAGTTCGCCGCTCAGAAGTCTGAAGAATGGCTCGCTCTCCGTGGTAACATGTTGACTGCGTCTGATGCAGCCACGGCAATTGGTGTGAATAAATACGAAACACCCGCCGATCTCTTGTTGAAAAAATGTGGTCTCGGTGAAAAATTTACCGGCAATGCGGCCACTCGTCACGGTGAGAAATATGAAGATGAAGCACGAATTTTATACGAAGAGCGGCATGGGGAAGTCGTCCATGAACTCGGTCTATGCCCCCACCCCGTACATAAATGGCTTGGTGGGAGTCCCGATGGTGTATCCGAGTCTGGAAAACTTGTGGAGATTAAATGTCCTCCTATGCGACAGATTGTACCCGGTGAGGTGCCTATCCATTACATGCCACAGCTTCAGTTGTGTATGGAGATTTTAGATCTGGAAGAAGCGGACTTTATTCAGTACAAACCCGCAGAGACGAATTGGCCTAAGCCAGAAGAATTCGATGTCGTTAATGTTAAGCGGGACCCCGAATGGTGGAAGACCAATTTCCCAATTATGAAGGAATTTTGGGAAAAAGTGCTCTATTTTAGAGAACATATTGATGAACTTCCACCACCTAAGTTGAAGAAGACTCGAAAGAAAAAGGAACCTGAACCAACTGTCTGTGAAATTGAGGCACTACCTGATGAAGACCCCTACAATGACGACTGAAGACCAATACACCTTGGCAACAAAGACCCTTAACGGGCGTCTATTCTCACCGTACCAAAAGGAAGGTGTGATGTGGATGCTCAACATGGAAAATCAAGAATCAGGACCCAAGGGTGGGTTTCTGTGTGACGAAATGGGTCTGGGTAAGACCGTGCAACTGATTTCCACAATGCTTGGAAATCCGAAACAACGCACACTCATCATCGTACCCAAATCTATTATCACCCAATGGCGTGATGAAATTCAAAAGTTTGCATCAAATTTATCTGTGAATGTGTACGATGGGCCCGACCGTAAGATTGACCACTCGTGCAACATTACGATCGCACCGTATACTGTTCTTACGGTAAAGGGTGCCGAGAATGGTGGTGTTACACCTCTACACCATGTGCAATGGGATCGAATCATTTTGGATGAAGCACATGAAATACGGAACAGTGGTTCAAAGTTGTATAAAAGTGTATGTCGCCTGCGTTCAACTATTAAGTGGATCGTGACTGGTACACCTGTATTTAACTCGATGAACGATTTTGTTTCTTTGTGTGTATTCTTTGGCTTTCACAAGTCGAGTGTTCAGGCCATGACCAAAGATATCAAGGATATTTACATCCTTCGTCGAACAAAGGATGATCTGGCATCGATCAATGAACGTCTGAGATTACCACCGTGTCACTTTGAAAATGTTGAACTTGATATGCTCCCAGAGGAAAAGGCTCTCTACGAATTTGTATTTTTGGAAGCACAAGATATTATCAAAGATGTTTTCAAAAATACAGTGAGTTTGAATTCAAAAAATATGGTCATTTTGGAGTGTCTTCTTCGCGCTCGTCAGTGTATGATTTGGCCACAGATGTATCTCGATGGAGTGGCTTCTAAAAATGGTGTTTCACCAACAAAATGGACCGGGAGGTCAAAAAAAATGGAAAAACTATTCAGTTTGATTGAAGAACACCCAAAGGAAAAAAGTCTCATATTCTGCCAGTTTCGTGGTGAAATGAATCATATTCAGAAAAATTTGAAGTGTCAAGTTTTCAGAATCGATGGGTCAGTTTCAAGAGATGACAGAGTTGACCAAATTAATGCGTTTAAACGCGCACCACCTGGAGCTGTTTTTATCATTCAGATAAAAAGTGGTGGTCAGGGTCTTAATCTCCAGGAGGCTACGAGAGTATATATTACCGCCCCCGCATGGAATCCAGCCACTGAACTCCAGGCGATTGGTAGGAGTCATCGTACGGGTCAGGATCACGCAGTTTTTGTGAAAAAGTTGGTATACAAAGAATGTGTACAATTTGTCAGTGTGGAGGAAGAGATGATGGCTCTCCAGGGGCATAAATCGTTAGTTTGTTCGGAAGTTCTTAACGACGATCGTGTTAAAACACAAATCCCCGTCAATCGAATTACCGATAAAATTTCAATTCTGGACATCAAAAAAATTTTCAGAGCATAAGATAAATGACTGTTGGTTCTCGTGCAGAAGTATTCCATGGTAACGCCACCCAGACAAGCGGTGGTCTCACCAAAAAAGACCTAAAGATGAAGGATGGTCGGATTATCTCCAAGGCGGCGAGTAAGGCTTCTAAGAAGGCTTACAAGAAGACTGCCTTCAAGGCGTTTGTTGATGCGGCGAAGGCGAAATCGAAGGATGGTAAGTTCCACCGCGTTCCCAAGGAGGGAACCAAGGCGTACGATAAACTTCTCAATCAGTAAAAAATCTGTGTCTTAATTAAGAATGACCATAGCGTTATGGAACTACTCCGTTAAGGAGGCGAAGGACCGGTTGAATATTGATCGTTCTAAGTTTATGCGAGTACAGGGGAAATTACTCAAAGAAGCTCAGGAAATTTATCATATATTATTAACCAAGCCCACGCGTCGTGTAAAATCTAAAAAGTAGATTTCATAAAAAAATGTCAGTAAATACTAAATGGCTCCAGTCAAAAAGGCAAAAGCTGGATCTTTTATGAATAAGATGAAAAAGCAGGGAGCTGCGATGGCCAAGCAAGCGCAGTCCCAAGGTAAAGCCATGGCTGCCAAGGCCAAGGCTCAGGGTCCTGGTATGATGGCCCAGATTCAAGCCAAAGCCAAGGCTGCCGCGAACAAGGCCAAGGCTGCTGCACCAGGTGTGATGGCCCAAGCTAAGGCTGCCGCCAATAAGGCTCAGTCCCAAGTCAAGGCGGCCGCGAACAAGGCCAAGGCTGCTGCACCAGGTATGATGGCCCAAGCTAAGGCTGCCGCCAATAAGGCCAAGGCTGCTGCACCAGGTATGATGGCTCAAGCCAAGGCTGTCGCGAACAAGGCCAAGGCTGCCGCACCAGGTGCTACAAATGCGGGTAACAAGCCTAAGAATAACAGCGCAGTGAAGAAAGTTGCCAATGCGATGCCATCCAATGGGAGGGCGAATTTCAAGGGTAAAGCGATAGCTAATAAGGTCCAAGCAGATGGGCGCAGGATGGCGGAGAATACCACCAAACAGGCTCTCTCAGCGATAGAAAAGGGGCGTAACATGGCCAAAAAGGCGCATCGCCAGGCTATTAACATGGCCACACAAGCTCATAACCAGGCACTCGAGAAGGCTCGTATGGAGGCACAAGCTGATGGTCTTCAATTTGGTGAAGAAATGCCTATGAATTATATGGATAATATGGGTCGTCGTATCATGCAGGGACCCAACGGTGGTGCTTATGTAAACATGCCCGGCGGTGCCAGGAATTATAGACCCAATGCGGCTTTTAAGAACCAAGTGGGTAGTGGTATGGTAACACCGGTCGCGGGTCAAGCTGGACTCCCCCAAAATCTCCGATATTAAATAATAAACTGGAAACCTTTCAAATTTTGAGGCTCGTATACAACAAGTTGATGAAGCTTCCATGTGCAACCGAATTTCCTGTTCAAGAAATACACGCTATTTAACTCCGCAATAGCATGACCAGAATTTCTTGAATAGAGGCCATTAGAAACCTCCGCCTTTACCGTGTTCTTATCGGAATCGTAGACACCAGCCTTAATCAATCCTTGATGATCGGTATCAACCTTCACCCTAAATTTGGGTTCCCTATCAGGTGACTCCTTGACATTGGAATTGAACATTGGTACGAGTTCATCCTTTGTCATTTGGTTACCAAAAATCTTTTCACTTTGATTTACGACTGATTCTATGATCTTATCTTCAATCTCACGAATACCTTCATAGAATTTTTTAATATAACTACCATCTTCATCATGTCCTTTCAATGCAAAGTCGATATTATACTTCGTCATTCCTACTTCAGGTGTAAATCCTGACACACCAAACGGCATATACAACCTCGGAAACTGAATACGCATAGGAGTTCCCTGTTTTGTTGATAGAACTACTTTTCGATTGTTATATTCCCCGATTTCAAGGTTGTTGATAGCTTCATTAATTTTCGACATTTCTAATTTATAGTGTGCTTAAAACTTTAAGCCGAACACGCCACACAGTCTGGTTCCAAACTGAATTGGATTGGTCGAGCCTTTGCCTTAGATCTCAGATAATACATTCCCGTTTTGAGACCCGACTTCCACGCGTACATATGCATCGAAGACAACTTGGACATTGTGGGACTTTCCATGAACAGATTCATCGACTGCGATTGGTCAATGAAACGCCCACGGTCCGCCGCCATGTCGATAATACATTTTTGGCTAATTTCCCATACAGTCTTGTAAAGTTTCTTAATATCGTCGGGAATATCGACAATGTTTTGAATAGACCCACCGGCCTTGACCATGAGATCTTTCATTTCCTTGGACCAGAGACCCGCCTTCTTTAGGTCATCTACGAGATGTTTGTTTACCACCACAAATTCACCCGCGAGTGTGCGTCGCAGATAGATGTTCGTCGTGTACGGTTCAAAACATTCATTGTTACCGAGAATCTGTGCAGTAGAAGCAGTAGGCATCGGTGCCATGAGAAGACTGTTCTTAAGACCCTTATTCTTGATACGCTCAGCCATTTCAGTCCAATCATACCTAAGTGGGTACTTAGCCTCACCACCCCACATAGATGGCTGAAGAATACCCTGAGAAGCTGGGGAACCCTCGAATGTTTCGTATGAACCATCAACTTCCGCCAATTCGGATGAGGCTTCGAGTGATGCGTGATACATAGTTTCGAAAATCTGTGCGTTCAACTGTCGAGATTCTTCGCAGTCAAATGCGAGACCACATAAAATGAATACATCTGCGAGACCCTGAACACCTAGACCAATGGGGCGATGTCTCATATTAGACTTCTTCGCCGTTTCAACTGGGTAGAAGTTTCTATCGATCACGCGGTTCAGATTTTTCGTAACAATCTTAGTGACTTCGTGCAATTTATCAAAATCAAATGTTTTTGCCTCCCTGTTTACATATTTGGGGAGAGCGATAGATGCCAGGTTACAAACCGAAGTCTCATCCTTATCTGTGTACTCAATAATCTCCGTACACAGGTTAGAACTCTTAATCGTACCTAAGTTCTTTTGATTGCTTTTTGTATTGCATGCATCCTTATACAGCATATAGGGAGTCCCGGTCTCTGTCTGAGACTTGAGAATCGCTTTCCAGACTTCAGCCGCTGGAACACTTGAATTGGCGAGACCCTCCTCTTCATACTTCGTGTACAGTGCTTCAAACTCTTCACCGTACACATCAGAGAGACCCTTAGCTTTGTCGGGGCAGAAAAGTGACCAATTTCCACCTTCTTCAACCCTCTTCATGAATAGGTCAGGAATCCATAAGCCTGAGAAGAGATCCCTGCACCGAGCTTCTTCGTCACCTTGATTGAGACGAAGTTCCAGGAAATCCATGATATCTGCGTGCCATGGTTCGATGTACACTGCGATAGAACCCTTGCGCCTACCGGCTTGATTGACATAGCGCGCTGTGGCGTTGAATACCCTAAGCATCGGAATAATACCATCGGATTGACCATTGGTGCCTCGAATACGGGACTTATTGCCACGAATATCGTGTACGTGGAGACCGATCCCACCAGCCCATTTGGAGATTTGGGCACACTCTGTTAGTGTACCATAAATACCATCGATTGAGTCACCCTTATTGGCGATGAGAAAGCATGAAGACATCTGGGGCCTGGGTGTTCCCGCATTAAACAGTGTAGGTGTCGCATGAATGAAAAACCCCTGAGACATTTTGTCATATGTTTCCAGTACCCCTTGAATATCCTTACCGTGAATACCGATAGAAACTCTCATAAACATATACTGTGGCGTCTCTACTAACTTTCCATCGACGCGTTGAAGATAACTCTTTTCGAGAGTCTTCAAACCGAAATAACCAAAGTCAAAATCACGGTCAGTTTTAATAGACTCTTTGACCTTTTGTGCGACTTCTACAACTTCATCGGTGATAATACCAGCCTTATGAAGCTTTCTCATGGCGAGATGGAAGTTGTTTGGGCAGACCTTTTGGATGTTACTCGCAATAATACGGGTCGCGAGAATCTCATAGTCTGGGTCAGATGTGATCATTCCGATACAAATTTCGGCTGAAAGTACATCAATTTCTTGAGCTGTGATGTTATCGTACATGGAAGAAAATACCTGTTGCGCAACCTTGGACGAATCACAATTTCCTGAGAGATCATACGTTAAATTCTTGATCCTATTGGTGACATTATCAAATTTCATATCCTCAATACGACCTGAGCGTTTAATAACTCTCATATACCTATTGTTCAAATTTTATTTTTAACTTACTTCTTACATTCTAAGTCTTTACTCCGGACGGGAACAGTTCCCGCCACTTCCATCTTGCGATTGGGTTGAAGAAGGTATGTGTTTACAAAAAAACTACCCTCTTCACCAGCCTTGGAGACTGGGGCATACGAACCCACAAAGCATGCTGGGGGTTTGCAGTTAATTTCAGCTTCCTTCTTTAATGTTGGATGTTGAGCATACGCTTCGTCGAAGTTGGACATGTTCAGCATTTACTATTTACATATAATTTTTTTCGGCGAGTATATTAAATGAGTTACCTCAATTCCATCAAACAGACCGAGACTCCTCTGAACTCACTCTTTTTTTCTGAGTTCAATACTGAATTGCTTCAGCGTGGGATTCGTCAGGCCTTTAAAAATAAAAGTGGCATCTCCATAGATTATCAGAATCCTGATGATTTATACGCTCTCATGCGCGTGGTATTCATCAACAATTCCGGTGATCACAATAAAGAAGTTAAGAAGCAGGTCAAGTACATGAACGGCCGTGTCATCGATACAGCTGTCGGTCAGATTCAAACGGGTGTAGCTCAGTATATCGCATACGCCAAGGAAATTGACACAACCAGGGACCTTTTGGATCGTCCAGTGAATACGAGCACTACAGGAAACAAATTGGACAAGAATACCAAAATAGGTATCAACTAGTTTAAAGTTATACCTCGATGGTATATTAAGTATGAGTCTTAACTACTATAAAACTGAAACCGAGAAGGTATGTAGATTAAAGGGGTGGGATCGTGCTCCTGTTGACACGGTATGGCTTTTACTAACAGAAGAGTTTGGTGAATTAGCATCGGCGATTCGTCAACACAAAAAAACGTTCAAGAAGACAAATCTCAAAAAGGATCGGGGTACTGATATTATGATGGAAATGGGAGATGTTTTCAGCTACCTTTTTCAACTGGCACATATGCTAAACGTAGATCTTGATCAGATGTGGTGTGAACATAAGACTAAAATGCGAGACAAGAAATATAATCTGAAGTAATAACAAGTATGAGTTCATATATGCTCAACGACGAAGATGCGATCAATGACGTCAATCCATTTGTCACACATGATTTCTCCCTTCCAGGAGGTATGCGACAGACAGGTGAATTTGAAAATTTCTCAGAACTGAAGAAGACTGTATGTAAACCAGTATCTGTAGATGATCGTAGTGTATTTTGTGATTTTGGATTATGTAACGACCAATTAAAACCAGTTGTTCGTGATATCGTCATTCAACCTAAACGAAATATAGATACTGGTTTTACTTGCCCATCAAAAAAGAAGAAGGTTGTGAAAAAGGAGATGAGGATTCCTTATTTTGGTATATTCCTTTGTGTACTGTTTATACTTCTGATTGTATTATATTCAGGACGTTAATGAAATACTCTAAACGCCCCATGTCGTTACACCTCTGAACTATTTCAAGGAGGTATTTTTTACAAAATTTCTTCATAAAATCCACTTGCCAAGCACTGTTCATATTGATAATCGGTGGCTGGAATGTGGGGTCCAATATTTTACTCGAATGTGCGAGACGAATATAGTTATAGTCTTGTGTAAACACATTTTCTAGTGTGAGCTCTGCTATTTTATGCTGCACTTCAAGTGTCTTTTTAACCATAGTATCAAGAAACTTTACGTATAATATGTTTCTCTTGGTAGAATTTATCATGGTCCAATCTCCATTGGGTTCGGTCGAAATGTAATCGACATACGTGTCGTGTTTCTTATCCTTCTTTATGAATCGCTCGTATACGATTTCGATATAATTCATTTTAGAGTCGACATCATAAACAGATGTAGCACTCTTAACAAAGCAGTTCATATGAATATAAAGATAATCTAGTCTTTAAACACCTAAGTGAGATACCTGGAACATATAAAGTATGTCCCAAAATCGAGATGTATTCATCGATCGCAAACAACAGTTTTTCTTATCTACTGACACTGGATGAATTCCGCAAAGCTTTACCCGATGAGTTAAGGCCATCATGGGTAAAGATCACAACAATAACCATGATATCAAGTTTTGTTCAAGAGATTAACATCAAGAAACTTCGAGCTATTTTCGAGGAGATTGGTTCTTACACTATGAAACGATCAGGCTCTGGAGGTGACGGAGGATTTCACTGGAAACTGAAACCGACGACATTTTACAATCAAGTTACACTGACGTATCATGACAGCTACAGTACCAAGTCTGTAAAGGTGTTTCCCAATGGAAGTATTCAAGTCGCTGGCTGTTGTGATCTCTTTGACTGTAAGCGTATCATCACACAACTTACATACATTTTCAAGACTTTTCTTGATATCGATCATGATATACCAGAAGATTCCTTCCGTGTAGTGATGATTAACTCCAACTTCAGTTTAAACTACAATATCAACCTTCATGTGGTTTCGAATTGGTTTGAAGAGTACTCTGATATTTTCAAAGTATCATTTGAACCAGATCGCTACTCTGCCGTGAAGATTAAGTTTAAACCAGCAAATGATATGAAGGAGATTACTTGCAGTATCTTCAGTACTGGTAAAATTATCATCACCGGTGCGGAAACACTCAAGGAAATCGCATTTGCCTATAATATCATTAACCAGCACATAAATGAAAACAAATCAATCCGTGTATCCCAAACACAGGAAACTGATGTATTTGATATTTATCTGGGATACCGATGCGATCCTTTTGTGGAACATTTGAAAAATAAGGGATTCAAATCATGGTTACATACAATTAACAACCGGCAAATTAATTTCTAAATTTATAGTAACAATATGTCTCAACGACTTGGAATGGCCGATGGACGGTGCTTCACTGTGAACTCTTCAGCCCAGTTGTTCAACAACTATGTCATGAAGCAGAACAATATTACCTACGAGGATAATTACTCCTACCGCCAGCTTCTCCAGAAGTCTGGTCCCGAACTTTTCAACAAAGTGCAAGCGGCTAACCAGGGTACGGGCCCGTGTGTAGATTGCAACAAACCCCTAGTCGATACATCCAAAATTTATTAAATTAACATGAGCTAAATTACGAAAAATACTTTACTACCCTACTGTAGAATGCCCATATGTGCTATATGTCTCGGTGAAGTCCGATCGACGAGGTCAAATCCTCCGATCAGATGTGGACATATATTTCATTCCCACTGTCTACAGGCGTGGAAAAACCAAGGTAAGAACACGTGTCCCACGTGCAGAAAAGTTTTTGATGCATCTCACTTTAATGTTTTAGTTACGATTCAGAACAATCACACAGCAGTTGCAAACTCTGTGTCATTGAATGAAGATTCCATATTCGATGTATTGGATCTATTTGATATCAACTTTGACGTTGAAAATCAACCCGACCTAGACAGTATTCTTGCCGACCTTGGGGTGAGTCTTGCCGACTTTGATTCCTCTATTCTTGACGCAGAATGACCCACAGTATAGTTTATAGTTTAGCGTGGAATAATCCCTCGAAGATGTCCGTGGATCCTTGATCATATTACCCCGAGCATCTTTCAGGAGAGGCCCCGTGGCCCACCCACGTTTATGGCTAAATACATTGGCACGGAAAACAATACGTTTACCAACTTTAAATGATCCCGCACCTTGAATTCGGGACACTGGAATTTTGAAAAACTTTGCCACAGACGCGATTGTGTCACCCGGTTTGATCTTATACTCAACAACACCATGTTGTTTATAAAAGTGAAAATCACCTTGTCTGATATAGTTTACAGGTCGCCCAGGTGACACGAACATCATGACTTTGTAGTACCCCTTTTTACATTTTTCATTCGCCCGGGCTTTGTACACCTTTTTTGGGTTGTCTGAAACAACGCGGTCAGCTAACCCCTTACATGACGTGTAATTGTGACCTTTGTTAGAAAGTCCCGATCGATCACCTGGTATCGATTTCTGCCACCTGTATGCTTCGTAGTCTCCCACAGCATACGCATAGCAGTTATTACTTCCAACACCCCTTTTAGTCGACCATCGTCTATTCGTAAATTTTGGTTCAGAACCACTCAGAGGTAAATTGGTCATCTTACTGTCTATTTAGAAAAAAAATATCAACATGTAATAAATGATCAAAGACGTTGCCAAATCTCAAACTCGCACTGATATGGTCAGGGAAGTTCTCTTGTACGTTCTCGCCCTCCTCATCACCACCTTCCTGATTCGTCTTCTATGGAACAGGTCTCTCGTGAAACATATAAGCACCCTCAAGCCTGTCAACACTCTAGGTGACGCGTTCGTACTTTCTATCGCTCTTAGCGTTGTCCGAGGTCTTTAAAATTCGGTGTACCCGATACTGATTTCACCATCAGGGTGGATAATATAAGGAAAGCCGTCTATATTATCGCATGATTCTTCATTACAATTTATGAAGACGTAATGTCTTTTCGTATTGTTAAAATACTCCAACTGCTTACGAGTCCATTTGCATGTCATGGTCCCGTAAACAGTCCACTTTTTAAGGCCTTGTACCTTTGGAGTGAAAACTCGATCTTTCCCCGTCTGACAAAGAATGTATATATTCACAATGATGAGTAGGATGGTGAGTAACATTTTATTGTAAGTAAATATTAAAAATGTCTTCAACTGTATTCATTATTGGAAACAAGAAAGTCGCACTCAAGTACACCAGGAAAATGCCCCGTGGTGAAGTTGAACGGATGAAATCATTCGTGACTAAGAATGGTGAGAAACTCATCAAGACTCCAAAGTTTAAGATACTCTCTGAAGTTGACGAGGGTACGAAGAGGGTTTTTAAGGTTTACAAATCTTCTTTTTGAGTGCATTGACTTCATCTTTATCTAGTTTATTTACGAACTTATTAATGTACCTATTAACCACCTTCTTAGCTGTGGAAGGCTTAGGGGTCTTGAGAGCGTACGCAACAGCTGGGTCTAATGGTCCATTCTTGAGAGGCCTCGCCTTGTTCATCATATTCGCAAGTTTTCTCTGTGCGTTCTTTTCCCGTGCCATCAATTCCATGAATTGTTTATTATTTGCGTTAGACCACTTGGCCTTGGGTGTGGGGGTCTTGACCTTGGGTGTGACCGTCTTGGCCTTGCCGCCCCACGCTTCCCGGATCTTGGCACGGAGACTCCTCTCAGCCTTATTCTTAGCCAGAGCCTTCTCATACATACCCTTTCTCACATACTCACGCTTCTTACCGTTTACGTCAACGAACGAGAACCGTGCATCACGTCCAAGTTGTATCTGACGATTGATCTTTTTCTGGAACTTGGCACCGTAAGCTTGCAAGTTCTTTTGCTTAGCCTCATGATATGCGGACTTACTCTCAAATTCCTGCTTCTTACCATTTACGTCAACGAAAGACCTCCAGTACTCATTCTTCTTAGCCTTGGTCTTTTCCCTCTCAGCCTTGTTCTTAGCCAAAGCCCTATCGTATGCAAACTTCCTGACAAATTCACGCTTCTTACCCTTTACATTGACGAAAGAGAACTTCTCCTTGAGACGAACGGGTGTGGGGGTCTTACCCTTCGTGGCCTTGATGGCTTGAATCCTAGCATTTAACTTATTCGCAGCCTTCTTCCTCCCACTCTCAATCTTCGCTGCATATTCCATCATATTGGAAGGGGACATCACAGCATAAGGTGCCTCGGGACTGGCTGGTTGAATCTCAGGGACTGGGTTGGGACGCACAACACCGGGTCTTCTTCGAGGTACTGGTTTGGCTTTGGGTTTAGCTAATATAGCTGCAGCCCTCTTAATCGCACTGTTCCTCTTCTTCTTTCTTTCCGTAGTTGAGAGTTTGGGACTGGGAGTCTTAGTCTTAGCCTTGGGTGTCTTAACCTTGACGGGAGTCTTGGGCTTGGGCTTGGGCTTGGGAGCGATCATTTTGAGAGCCTCCGCAACAGTCTTTGGTCTATTAGGTGATTTCTCACCAGTTAAAAATGGGTGTGTCAAAATAGTCTTGAATGTGGGAAGGTTTGCTCGGAGGGCGACGTGGTAATCTGAGAGTAGATATCCCTGGCTGGTGAATTTTCCGTTAAACTCGAGGAACTCTTTGTTCGGTATAA